GGTGGCGGTGTTGGTACAGGTGGTGCTGGCACATCTGGTCAAGGATATGCCGGAGGAAATTCGTATACTCATACAAATTCTGCTTCAAGCACAGGTGGTGGCGGTGGAGCTGGTTCTGTAGGAGGCACTCCTGTAGCTACAAATAATGGTGGAAATGGCGGTAGCGGTGTTGCATCTTCTATTACAGGCTCTAGTGTTTATTATGCTGGAGGTGGCGGTGGTGGCACTTATTTTTCTGGCGGTCAAGGTTCTGGTGGCTCTGGTGGTGGCGGTAATGGCGCATCTCAATCTACCGCTGGTTCTAACGGTACAGCCAATACTGGAGGTGGTGGTGGTGGGGCTTACAATAATATTTATGGAACTGGGTATAACGGTGGGTCTGGCGTAGTTATTATTTCTTTGCCAACATCCGCTTATACAGGAACTACATCAGGCTCTCCAACTGTAACTACTTCTGGTAGCAATACAATTATGACTTTTACATCATCTGGTTCTTACACAGCATGATTACTCAAGAATACCTAAAACAGCTATTTGACTATCAAGATGGTCAGCTTATCCGTAAAGTATGCCGTTCTCGATTGGGAAAGGCTGAAGAAGCGGTTGGAAATTTTGATAAAAAATCTGGTTACTATCGCACCTCACTTAAAGGTAAAACTTATCTTTTACATAGGCTAATTTTTCTATACCATAATGGATATACTCCAGAGTTTATTGACCATATTGATGGGGATAGTACTAACAACAAAATTGAGAATTTAAGACCAGCAACTAAAAAAGAAAATTGCAGAAATAGAACTGCACATAAAAACAATAGTTCTGGATTTAAAAATGTTTCGTGGCATAAAAAACATGAAAAATGGTCTGTATCAATATATGTTGAAAGTAAAAAGAAACACTTTGGATATTTTGAAGATATAGAATTAGCTGACTTGGTGGCACAAGAAGCTAGAAATAAATTTTATGGGCAGTTTGCCCGACACTTTTAGGAAATTTAAATATGAGCCATTTTGCGAAAATCGTTGATGGAAAAGTAGTTCAGGTCATTGTTGCTGAAGCCGATTTTTTTAACACATTCGTTGATTCTAGCCCTGGTGCTTGGATTCAAACTTCTTACAATACTCGTGCTAATCAGCATCCTGAAGGCCGCCCTTTGCGTGGTAACTATGCTGGTATCGGTTATACATACGACCAAAAGAACGATGTATTCTATGCACCACAGCCTTTCCCAAGCTGGGTATTAAATGAATCTACTTGGACATGGGAAGCCCCAACAGCTATGCCTACGGATGGTAAGATTTATACATGGAATGAGTCTACAAAGACTTGGGTAGCAGAAGCAACAACAGCTTAAGGAAAATTATGTTAATTGCAAAAGTAAACGGAACCGCAGTAGAACAAATCGGTGATTATCGTGATTTATTTCAAGGTGTTGCTTTTCCACATACAGGACCAACAGCCGAGTGGTTAGCTGCTAACTCTTGTATGCCTATAGGTGCAAAATTGCCTTATGACCCTACTACACAGGTATTAGCTCAAGTTGCTCCTTATATTCTTGATGGTGTTGTTTATACTTGCGAAGCACAACTAATGGATACTGAGCAAACTGCTGAGTATCAAAAAAACATGGTTAACGTTAATAGAGATAAAGCACAAGAACTATTAAAGCAGACTGATTGGTCAGAAATTCCTAGTGTTACTAATCCTGCCAACTCTCACTATTTAGTTAATGGGGCTGCTTTTGTAGATTATCGAAATGCTTTAAGAGCAGTTGCTGTAGCACCTACTTATAACGCAGTATTTCCTACTGCTCCTGTAGAACAATGGAATACAACTGTTAGTGCCTAATGTTTGGTAATAACCCAATATCTTCTGCACCTTTTACGAGTCTTAGCAGTAAGCTCGTAACTAAGCTATTAAGCGTTCTAAGTACCGCTACGGTTACTATAAATCGTGTTGTATCTTATTTAAAAACATTAAGTATTATTAGCACTTCTGTAGTTACTATCAGCCGTGTCTTAGCTTATTTAAAGACACTTAGTGTTATTAGTACTTCTACAGCCTCTTTAACAAAGCTGGTAAGCTATTTAAAGGTTTTGACAGTATCTGTATCCAGTACAGTGTCAATTGCTGCTGGTAAAGCTTATTTAAAGGTTTTAAGCGTACTTTCTACAGCAGTTGTTAGTATAGGAATACTACGTGGTAAGTTATTATCTGTAACAAGTACAAGCATTGTTTCTATACAACGGGCTATAGGTAAAATACTGGCTACTGTGGTAGAACACACCATTGTGGTGCTTACTTCTGCAGCGCAGCACTTAGTAGGTTTTGTTGTCTCTATAGGAGCTACTGTATCTATTAACAGAGTATTGTCACTAACTAAACTTATTTCTGTAATATCTACTTCTGCTGCGTCTATTTTAAAAGCAGTAGGTAAGAAGTTAACTGTAACTGGTACTGCAACAGTATCCTTAATTAAAGTTGTTGGTAAAATAATAAAAATAACTGTGACAGACACAGCTACTATTGCTACTAAGAAGTTTATTTCTAAGGTATTGACAGTAGTAGCTACAGCAACTATTTCTTTAAAACATGCTTTAAATATGTTGCTTTTTGTAGCAAGCCATGGTATAATATCTATTAGTAAAGGCTTAAGCAAAACTATTACCGTTGTTGTTAATAGTACAATTTCTATTCTGGCTGGTGTTTCTCCTCTTTTTGGAGCCGTGGCTAAGAACACTTTCTATGCTATAAGCCGTATTCGGAATATAGCTCTAGTTAAAATCAGAACAATCTTTTTGGATAAAAACAATGGCTAATTCCTTTACTTATAAAATTCTTAATGAAAATGAATTGTTTTCATTTGATTATTCACAGGTTTTACAACCTAATGAAACAATCGTATCTGCTGTAGCTGCTGTGATTTTAATGAATGGCGTAGACCCAACACCGTCTGCTATTTTATCTGGTTCTCCTGTTGTCAGTACTCCTAAAGTATCCCAACGTATTATTAATGGTTTAAATGAAGTTACTTATCGTTTAGAGATGACAGCAACTACTAATCAAGGAAACATATTTACAGCAGTGGGTGACATAACTACTTACGACGCTAGCAACGTATGAGTTATTTTCCGAGATATGACCGAGGAGATTGGTCAGTCCTTTGTGATGCTTGTGGGCGCAAAATGCGAGCAAGCGACCTTAGACAACGCTGGGATGGTCTTAAGGTTTGTCCAGAAGACTGGGAACCAAGACAGCCACAAGACTTTGTACGAGGTGTCGCAGACTATCAAGCACCTCCTTGGACACGTCCTGAGCCAGCAAATCAATACCTTAGAATATTTTCTATAAGTAAAGAAGTAAATGGCTATCCGCCAAACACATACACATTAGGATAACACATGGGCATTCCTTTATATACCAATAACGCATACTCAGCACTAGCTGTAGCAATTATACCAACAACAACAACAATTCAACTTACTGCAGGTACAGGTCAGTTATTTCCTTCTCCTACAGGTGGTAATTACTTTTACTTAACTTTGATTAGTATTAGTAATCCAGAAACAATGGAAATTGTGCAATGTACAGCTAGGTCTGGAGATATTTTAACTGTTGTTCGTGGTGCTGAAGGAACACAACCTAATACTTTTAATATTAGTGATAACGTACAATTACGCATTACTGCTGCTGGTTTAAATACTTTTGCTTCACCAATTATTCCTGCTACTAATGTTACTTATGTTCCATCAGGTACTCTAACAGCTACTAATGTACAAGCTGCTATCGACCAAGTAGAAGCACAACTTAGTGCTATTCCTGTTAAACAAGAGTATCAAACTGCAACAGCTAGTCAGACTGTGTTTACTATTAATACTTTTACTTATGTTATAGGCTCTAATGGATTATCTGTTTATGTTAACGGAAGCAAACAAGTTAAATCTTTAAACTATACTGAATCATCTACTTCAACTGTTACTTTCTCTACTGGCTTAAATGTCGGAGATATAGTTGAATTTATAAATATATAATAAGGAATAGGCATGACAACTTTAATCCCAAAATTTGAGCAAACAAGCTCCACAGTTAATAGAGCTATTAATCTAAAGTTACAAGAATCTGTTTCTGTAAAAGACTTTGGTGCTGTAGGCGATGGCTCAACAGACGATACAACTGCTATTCAAGCAGCTATTACTGCCAACCCAAATGGTACAGTATATTTACCTGCTGGTACTTATAAAATATCTTCTGTGTTAAATATTACTGCATCTACCACTTTAGTAGGTGCTGGTATTAATGCTACCTTTATTTCACAAAGTACAAACTCAACAGGAATATTAAATTTTACTGGTACTTTTGGTGGTTTTAATAACTTAGCAGTATCTTATTCAGGAACTCCTGTAAGTGGGGCAACCGCAGTAAATAGTACTGCTGGTTCTTTACATGCTAGTGATTTTGCTATTAATAGTGCTTATATTGGTTTAAATATTAATACTAATGCATCTCAATACTTTACTAGATTTTACATTAATAATTATGTAGAGATTGGAATTGGTTTAGATAACGTTAATGATATTTATTTTAGTCAGTTTATTTTAAATGCAGGTAGTTCTTCTAATGGTGCGTTAGGCGGTATTAGAATGACTAATTTCTGTCAAGCTATTATTTTTACAGATGGTGATGTTATTTTAGGACAATATCCAATTACATCAGATTCTAGCAGTGGTAATATTGGTACAAGTCCTTCGTTTAATAACTTTACTAACGTATTCTTTGATTCTGCTGTGCATGGGGCATCTTTGAATAAAATGTTCTTTACAGAGTTTGTAGGTTGCTGGTTCTCTAACGGAAGGTCAGGCGGAGGCGATTCAGGTTGCAATATTACAAACTCAAGCGATTTATCTTTTACTAATTCAAGATTTTTTAATAACGGTTCAAATGGTTGTTTAGTTGCTAGTTCTAACAGTAATATTGCTTTTGATACTTGTTCTTTTTCTTACAATGGATTAGTTAATAGTACTACTGCTAATGGACTTTCTTTTGCAAACAATACTCAAAAGTTTTTAGTAACTAATTGTACTTCTAATAGTGGAGGTGGTACTCAACAATATGGAATGTATATTGGTTATGGATGTACAAACTTTATTGTAATTGGTAATAATAATATTGGTAATGCTGTTTCAGGATTGTCTAATGGTGGTACAGGCACATATTACGTCTCTAGCAATTTAGGATAATTATGTCAGACCAACTAGAAACTAGAGTAGTTCGTCTTGAAGTTAAAACAGATAATCATTCAGAAGATATTAAAGAACTGCGTGAAACAACTTTAGACCTTAAAACTACAATGCACTCTATAGAAAAAAACTTAGCACAAATTAAGTACTTGGCTACAGGTGCTTTAATTGTCATTGTGGCTCAGACTATTGGTCTAGACAAAGCCATTAAACTTATGTTTGGAAATTAAAATGAGTTCTACATTTGTTGTGAATCGTGACCAAATTATCAGTTTAGCTTTACGCAAGCTAGGTGTCTTAGAACTAGGTTCTGTTCCTGATTCAGAGACTGTGGCTAATTCGTCTTTAGCTTTAAACCTTTTTGTTAAGCAGATGGCCACAGAAGGCTTAAAACTTTGGACAGTAAATGAACTGGTTATCCCTTTAGTTAACGGACAGACTGAATACGTCTTAGGACCTGTATCACAGAACCCTACTACTGATTTGGATACTCCTAAGCCTTTAAAGATTATCCAAGGATGGTTACGTCAGATTACGGTAAGCCCTCCTATTGATATTCCTCTGCAGATTCTGAGTCAACAAGAATACAACACTCTAGGCTCTAAGTTTAGTACTGGTGTTGCTAACTCTATCTATTATCAGATTCGTCAAAACTCAGGTAATCTATACGCTTACTTGACTCCTAACTACAATGCTGCATACCAGTATGAACTGCATGTCATGGCTCAACAGCCTATCGAAGACATCAATTATGGTTCTTCTATACCTAACTTCCCTAATGAGTGGATGAACACTCTAGTATGGAACTTAGCTGACCAGCTTGCTATTGAATACTCTGTACCTACAGGACATCGTCAAGAGATTGCTGCAAGAGCTAAAGCATATCGTGACCAATTAACAGACTGGGATGTTGAATCAACTTCTACATTCTTCCAAGCTGACCTTCGCATGTCTAACGTGACCTTTGGACAACCAAACTAATGCCACTACAAAGAATTCCTTTATCTCAACCTATTGAGACTCGGAATGGTGATTTACAGACCGATTCCAAGTGCGTCAATGGTTACTTTGAATCACGAGACGTTAAACGTGAGTTTATTAAGCGTCCTGGTTTAGCAATTCAAACTGTAACGCCTACTTTGCCTTCTGCACAAGGTCAAGGTATTTACCTATTTAAAGGATTCTTATATGCTGTCGTTAACAATATTCTGTATAAAATTGACCCCAGCACTTATGTTTCAACTGTTGTTGGTACGCTTACAGGAGCTGTCCAAACTTGTTACTTTGTTCAAACCTTAGATAGTACTTATTTATTTGTACATAACCAAACTAATGGTTATTTAGTAGATGGTTCTACTGGTGTATTTAGTCAGATTAAAAACGATAACGTAGCTTCTGTGGACATCATTACTGGTGGTCTAAGCTACACAAACCCTACAGTAACTTTCTCAGCCCCTTCAGGAGGCGGTGTAACAGCCACAGGAACGGTCACAACTACAGGT